CGAGCGCCAAATCCTGCGGGTTGACGCCAGGCGGTCCAGTCAGCATGGTGCTGGTCGGTCCGCCACCTGCGCCTTCAGTTGCTCCAGCCATGATCTCGGGCATGTTGGGCTGCCGGCGGTTGGCTGCTGCCATACGCTGCGCACTGCGGCGCTGCTGCGACGCGGCCTGTGTTTGTGCCTGCTGTTGAGCTTGGCGCTGTTCGCCGAGCGCCTGCTTCTGCGCCTTATCGGCCCGTTCTCCAGCGTAGATGGAATAACCGGCACCTGCTGCCGCTGCGGCTGCGCCTGCAACCGCCGCACCAGTTGCTGCTGCCGTAGCAGCAGACGCCCCTAACGCTGCACCGAGTGCTGTGAAAGCTGCCATGTCAAATCTCCTTGGAATGCATCCGCTCGGTCAGAGTGTAACCCATGATGCCGAGGATTCTTGCGGCAGGTGTCTCATCTCGCCCATTCATCACCAGATCGCTCATCGCCACGTACTTCAAACCGCGTTGCTTGGCCTCTCCCTCAAACGCCTGCATGAGCCTGATGCCAGACATGCCACGATGCGCAGGATCAACCCACCACGCGAGCTCAACGGCGGTCTGAACGTGCGGCGCAAACCAGAGCGGGCCTACCACGCCAAGGATGCCGCCGATGATTTGCTCGCCGTCAACCGCAACGAACGAAACTCCACAGTCAATGACGGCGCTTATACCGTTCGCTAGTTGCTCGTCGGTCAAATGGTCGTTGATCGCTCTGTACTCGCTGTACTGGATGAACGATCTGCCCATCGTCAGCAGCGCAGGAACGTCATCGCGGGTTGCTGGTCGGATCATTGCATGCCCTCGTATGGGTCGTAGTCGCCTGGTCGAGTGTCGATCCGGTCGCGCACCTCGCGTGGGAGTTGCTTGCCCACGGGGAACGCGAACGTCAGAGCCAGCGCGTCGGCGATGTCCGGGCTGGCCCCGCCCTGTAGCCGGCGCTTGATCTCGTCCTTGGACTCGAGAACCCGTCTTCCGTTGCTGTCGTACGAGTACGTTGGGGTGGCTAGTTCGGCCTTCAGGAACGGGTCGTTGGGGATCGAGCCGCCCTGCTCGAGCCATTCCCGCATGGTCCACCACATCTCGGTGCGCCTGTTGACGAACAGGCCGGGGTTGTTGGGCTTGCCGCCGAAGTTCACTTCCACGATCCCATAGCCCAACTGGCGCAGGCGGTCGATCACGCCTGCCCCGCCGCCCACGTCGATGAACACGCCGTCCGGATCGCGCTCCTCGATGACGTTGGCTACCCGACCTGCCAGGCCCATGTTGTCGATCCCACGGTAGACCTGCGGCTCGAACACGACGAGCCCTTGGCGCAGCAAGATGACGCTACGGTCATCACCGAACCGGGCCGGGTCAACGCCGACAACAAGCGGCGAGTCAATGATGTCGCCGTCTGAGTATCGGCGCCGTGCCGCTGACTCAGCGTCGGACAGCGTAATGAGCTGGTCGTCGCCGGCGGCGCTGAAGTCACACAAGTACTCACGAGCAAACGCCGTTTCTGGCATGTCGCGGCGCAAGCGCTTGACTTCGTCACGGTCGATGGCGTCCGTATCATCGACGGTATAGAGGGCAGACCACCAGTCCTCAAGGCCGTTGGAGCGATAAAACAGCTCGCTGAACAGGTTGATGCCAGACGGCGTTCCAATGAACATCGCCCAGCCCTTGCGGTCGGACAGGGCAGGCTGCACGATGTCGGTCCAGACCTCGGGCTTGATTTGTGCGACCTCGTCAATCACGCAGCCGTCGAGACGGACGCCGCGCAGGGCGTCGGGGTTGTCGCCGCCGAACAGGCGGATGGTCGCGCCGTTGTGTTTGAACACGACGGCCAGATCCACCTCGTTGATGTCGATGGCCCCCGTGGTGCGCATCGGGCGCAGCTTGTCCTTGAGACGCGCCCAAGCGATGGCCTTGGCCTGGCGCAGGAACGGTGCGATGTACACGAAGAACCCGAGCGGCTGCTTGCATTTCAGAGCCTTGTCCAGAAGCTCCATGATGGCAAGTTCCGTCTTGCCAGCACGTCGGTGCAGCGCAAGAACGGTGAACCTCTTGCGCTTCAGGTGACATTCCCGCTGCCACTGGCGCGGGTTGTAGTCAAGACTTATCGGCACTTGGCACGCCCGTGATGACGGTCAGGTTCACGCCGCCGGCATGGTCCACCCCGACCTTGTCGCCGTACTTTTTGGGGTTCCACTTGGCGAGGAGCTTGAGCCGCGTCTCGACCTGGAGGCGACGCCATGCGACCTCGACCTGATCGGCAGGCTTCGTGTCGGCCAGTTCCTTGCACTCGTCGGCGATCACGTCATGCCCGTCCTCACGCGCCTGCGCGATGCGTAGGTCAAACGCTGGATCTTTGGCCCTCCAGTCGTAGACCACGGTGAAATGAGGCTTGCCTTCAAGTCTGCACCATTCCCGCAGCGGCTTGCCAGCGGCCAACCATGCAACGAGTTCGTCGGCTAGGTCTTGCGGGACGGGCTCTGGCGGTCGTCCTATCTTGCTCGGCGCTTGGCCTTCGCCTTGGCCTTGTCCGCCCTGACGAACTCCCTTGCGACGGACATAGGGACGCCGGCCTTCTTTGCGAACGACCGGGAGTGTGCTGCCGCCTGCATTAGGCGCTTCTGTGCGGGTGATTTGCTTGGCATCAGGTTTCATTCTTGTATGAAAGATGGATTTCCAGTCCAACGGATTCGGCGATGGCGATTGCGCTGGCGAGGTTGCAGCCCTTGCGGCGGATCTTGGGTGCGTCAGAAAGCAGGCACCGCACGTTGTGTGCCGCCATGCGGTCTTCGGCGTCCATGCGAACAGCCAGCGCGTTGGTGACCTGTCCGGTCTGTGCCATGTGCTCGCGCACGGCGGCCTTCCAGTCATCGAAGCTTCGTACGATCATGGCGTGATTATATCAGTCCTTGGTGCTGTTTATGCCAAAATCTTGGATAGTCGCAGCCCACACTAGGCGTGGTGTGCCCGGCCCCATCCAGCGTGCCTCGATTTCGTCGGTGACGAAGCACCGTGCTTCGACCTGGGTCATGCCCTGATCGTCGCGTAGGCGAGCTGCGATCATGTCCGCGCTGTAGACGACCACGGGCGGACCTGCCTCGCCGGCGCGGGGGTAGTGCACGCCGAGGATGCAGTCATCGAGGCCGGCCAGCAGCACCTGCTTCGACGACTTGCGCTTGCGTGCCATGACCGGGATTGTACGGGGCGGCGAGTCGTGCCCTCCACACGGCTGCGATGTTCCGGACGCTCTTGTCGGCGAGATCGTTGCGCACGACGGTCGCTGGGGATTGACCGCCTTCGAGGTATTCGGCGAGCCATCGTCGGTACATGGCGTCGGCATCGCCGTCGGACAGTCCGTTCGTGCGCAGTTTGGCGAGCGTGAGCTCGCGCTCCTGCTCGACCTTGGCGGTCATCACGGCGATCCCGTCGGCGATGACCTCGTCCTCGGTGACGACCCTCTGCTGTCCGTCCTCCCCCTTGACATACCAATCCCCCGCCCCCGCCCGTTCGACCCGCGTACGCCAGGCTGGCTCGCGCATCAGCAGACGTCGCATCGCGTCACGAGCAAGGGGGGTAGGGGGGGTTTTGTTTGTAGTTGTGGTTGTGGTTGTAGTTGCTGAAGCCACCCTAGTAGGGTTGCTTGAGCCACCCTGCGTTTCCGCTGGTAGGGTTGCTTGAGCCACCCTAGTAGGGTTGCTTGAGCCACCCTTGTTTTTGGCCCCAGAACGGGCTTCTGCACCCCTTCGGCCTGCCTCGACCGCTGCGGTGTGCCGGCTGCGAGCCTTCTCGCGCTCGACCTCCATGCGAGGGTGGACGAGGGTGGCTGGCAGGGTGGCTTGAGCCACCCTAACCTCGAACCTAGCCCTCAGAACCGACCAGTCTGCATCGGTCAACTGGCATCGAGTCATCGCCTGACAAGCTTCCCGGTCGTCCGGAATGCCTCCGTTCGTCCAGGCGTACATGAGCATCTGGGTATACGCCCAGCCCTGCACCGGGGTCAGCATCGCCGTACTCACGAGGAAGTCGGTCGGGTACATCGAGAACCAAGGCAGATCCGTCGCCATGCCGCAATCCTGTCTGTCCGCCATGTAGCGGACGAATGGGAAAATCCGGGGCGAAGCGCGGGAGCGGCTGGAAGCACCGCGCCCCGCCACCGGAGTCCGAAATGTTGAGCGATTCCAGCCGCTCGTCAC